AAATTTACATCTGCTATAATCTGATCAGCAGTAGCAGTACTCCAAGTACCAGTAGGAGCTGGAGATTTAGTAGTGTTTGCATTATATAAAAATCCTGTTAATCCCGCATATGCTGCTGAACCATCAGCAAACCAGCCGTAATCATTGACAGCTTGTTCATATGATTCTCTCGCAGCTTCAGCTTTTTGAGTTTTTAAAGGTCTATTAGCAAACATAGCATTCCTTAGATCTTGAATGCTATATCCATATGATCCTCTTAAACTTTTAACTGGAGATGTAAATTCTTGTCCCATTACGTCAGATCTTGGTGCATCATCCGCATAACTTGCAAGTACCTTCATTTGACCTACACGGTCAAATTGTCTATATGTTATGGATTCCGCTCCTGGACCTGCTGAAGTATCAACAGGAACTAACGATTTAATAATGTACTCAGGATACTGAATATCGTAAATTTGTGTCTTGATATGTTCAAGCTCCCTTGCGAAAAATAACGCTTCATTAGCGTCAAGGTTTTCTGATCTTATTACAATTCCTGGCATTTTTCTATTCTCCAATCTGTTTTGTAATTGATATTATTGTTATTATTTATTATCTGTTATTATTAAGGAAAATTGATTTCTACTTTTACAATCCCTGGAGCAGTGGTACTCTCTTTGAATTTAGCTCCGGTAACGGCAAAACATTTACCACTATCTGAATCATTTCTGAATTGTCCGACAAGATCACCATTTCCACCTACTTCGTGACGACAATATACAGTATCACTACTTAAAACTGCAGTTTCTGAATAAACATAAACAGCTCCTTGACGTAAAATGTTAACAGGATCATTAATTGCATATGAAACTACCCCATACGAATCAGCTATTAGACTGAAACTATGTAAAGCAATACCATAAAGTACATCTCTTGTACCTTTTGTATATGCTCCATTCGCTTGACTTGCTCCAGCAGCTACTACAATACTTGTTACTGCAATATCTGTATCATCTACACCAGTGATAATAATAGTTCTATTATTAGTATCAGTAGCATCAAGAGCAGCGCTTTGAACATCATCCATAGCTTCAAGAGCTGTAATTATTAATCCCATTGTATTTAAATGTGAGGTTGCAAACGTTACTTGAGACATAGCTGTGCCATTAACATCCATATCAATAGTATTACTTGTTACAAGATCAGCATCAAAAACTAAAGAACCTTGATTAAATGCTGGAAGTCTTACTAAATCATCTAAACCATAAACGTTATCAGTATCACCTTTGAAGTACACGCCATCAGCTTGACTTGCTCCAGCAGCTACAGTAATTTCAGTAATGTTAATATTTGCACCATCAACAAATGTTACCCTTATTGTTCTACTATCAGTATCTGCTGGATCAAGAGCAGCGGTAAGAACATCAGCATTTAAAATTATTTGTGCAATAATTAACGCCATGGTATTCGCATGAGAAGTAGCATAAGTAACCTGTGAAATTGATGTACCATTAATTTTAAGATCAATAGTATTACCTGTAATTAGGTCAGCATCAAATACTATATTACCTTGATTATATGCGGGTAGACCTGACGCACTAACAGCAATCTTTCTAACTACTCCTTTTCCTATTTCGATAGCCTCAGCAGCTAAAAGACTACCTTCTACATGATCAAAACGTGCATCAGCTTTCATTCCTTTGAAACCTCTTGCTGGTTTCATGTTATAATTTAATTGAGGCATTTTCTATTTCTCCTTAAGTAAAATTTATTTATATTTAAGTTTATTTAATTACCCAACTGGTTAACTATTTTAGCTCATTAGGATCTTCTTTCCATCTTTCAGAATCACGTTTCACCATCTTTTCATATGGATCATCATTTGATTTATTGTCAGCTTTATAATTATTTTGATTAACTGTTTTTCTTTGATTGTTGATTTTATCATCAGCTTTATCAGTATTAATAGATTCAACTACTGAATCAAATCTCCCCTCAATGTATGCTGAACTTTTATCATCAAGTTTAGATTCTGGATATTTCTTTAAAATGATAGCTTTTTTAATATCATCATTAGATTTACCATCAAGATTTTTAATCTCTTCCTCCGATAAAACACTTTTACAAGCAGTATCAATAGCTACTTTTTCCTTGACACCTTCAGAAATAAGAGAAGGAATAGAATCTTCTAATTTTTTATGATCCTCTTTTAATGAATCGTTTTCTCCAAGTACTTTATCATGTTTTGATTGTAAGGATTCATTTTCTTTTTTTAATGAAGTAGAATCATTTCTTAACGATTCAATGTAATTAATAACTTCCTGAGCTGCATCATAATCAATATTATTGATTTTAATTTTTGGCATTTCTTTAACTCCTTTTACATTTAGGTCATTATTTTGTTTATTTTTCATATGTTCTATATCAACTTCAAAACCATCAAATCTTGATTTATCATCAAGATGTAATTTTAAATCACTTCCCCCTCTTGCTTTATCACATGTAGCAATATGATTATATTTCCTATTTAATTGTATTGCGTCATATTTTTCACCGTTAAATTCTCCACTTTCTAAAAGTAAATCAACTTTATACCCTGGAGAAAGTTCAGTAGTCCCACCTTCTATATCTTTTATTGCGTCATTATCTGTAATCACAAGACTTGTGGTGAGGAATTCACCATCTTTTTCAATGTTTTCTCCGGTCATACCTACTTTTCTTTTTTTAACTGTTCTACTATTAAGCATTCTTTCTTTAGGATGCTGATTAGTTACAGGTTTCAATTTTAATGAATTCATGCTTTCCTCAGAGAAAAGAGTATCCTCTGTTACTAATTCTCTTCTGGTAGATCCATCTTTTAATGCATAAGTAAGAATACCTGTTTTAGCGATTGCTGCATTACCCTGGAGAAAACCTTCATCTGTTCTCTTCATACTTCCTATTTTCTTTTGTACATAGTCAATACGTTCTGTGGTTATTGTTTGTGAGGAATCATTTTTGTAAAGTTTTTTTATCATTTAAATCTCCAAAAAAAAAAGCCCGTTATTATAATTTTCATAATAACGGGCTTTATAGCTAACTCCGAAACCAACATTTTTCTTTATACTGTTACTTATTAATCTAATTCATTTTTTTAGGAAAATCAACTTTTTTATTTCCTTTTTTAGAAATATAAATAGAAGTATTTGCTATATAACCATTTACGCAATTAATTTTTACAATTATTTGTCCTTTAAATGGTTTATTATGGTATTCTGATTCTGAATCTATATAATCAGAAACAGCATTTTCAATCTCTAACATATGCTTTTTTCGGTTATTATCTTTCAATCATTGCCTCCATTTTTATTATATATTATCTATTATCTATTATCTAAACCGATTGTTTCAAAATTCGGTTCAGCGTAACATCTACACCTATAATCTTGACCTGGATGTAATTCTACTCCTCCTATATTACCTCTTTGATACCAAGTTTTACCATCATCAGGACTATATACTGATGAATCACTCCATTTACATAATCTACCACCCATAGCGTTATGTTTTTTTCTTACTCTTTCATCATTTACATCCCTCCAAATATACTGAGATATACCTACCCCAGTTTGCCTTAATTGTGTTAATTGTCCGTTAAGCTTTCCTACCTGATCACGTGCTATTAAAGCTGCTCTTGTTTCTACTTTTTTAAATACTCCTTTCTCTAAATCTGTGCCATTTAATAATTTCTTTTTTATTGTTTCATTTCTAAGACCTTGCTTTATTCCTCTATTTATAGTAGTATCTACTTGTTGTACAGTAGTATCTTTTAAGTTTGTAATTAAAGATATATTTTCTTTTGTAAAACTTTTAATAATACTTTCAATATATGGCTCATATTGAATAAGAGGAACACCAAGTATACTATTTGTTACTTTGAACCATTGATTAACATTGAAATTAGAAACCTCATGAGCTGTAAAATTTAATTGTTGAGTAGCTTTTACTTCGTTAAGATTAACTTGAATACTATAAGCTTTTATTAAATCATCTAACTTATCTGACCAATCATCAATATTTATAGAATCTGATTTCACTTTATTCGCTTCAGTAGGTCTTTGAATAGATGATTCATTATTAAGCTCATCAATATAAGGGAAAATATAGTTAATCATTTGATTTTTCCATTGCTTTACTAATAATATAAGATTAACTAAATAATCACGTTCTATCTGATTAGGATATCTCCATATAGGAATTTTTTTATTAGATATCTTTTTCTTTATTTGATGAGAATTTAAAATAGATGTACCAATTGTAAACCTTTTCATTATTCACCCTTTTCTTTATTATTTATATCCTCTTCTTTTTTTTTGTTTCTATCTTCTTCACTCTGGATAGAGAATACTCCATTTTTAGCGGCTTCAGTTATTACTTTCTCTTCTGATTCAATCATTTTAATATGAGAATCTGATATTTTTATATCATTATTATATTCAATCCCAGCATAACGACAATTAGCTACTTCTCCTGGAAATAAAATACCTGATTCAATTTCAATTTTAGAAGTTTCTGCATTAAGTTTTTTAATTTCTGCTGTTTCTTTTTCGGTAGGAGTATATAGAGGAGGAAATTCTACTTTCCAATCATCATAATATACACCTTTTGTTGGGCCATTTTTCGACAACATGAGTAGATAATTAAATCTTTCTATTTGATCCAATATATCATCCTCATTCTTTGCTTCAATCATATCATAGTATTGTTTTATTTGTGCATTTTCTTGACCTGAAGCGTTAAGGCCTTTAGGGGATTGACCGTACAATCTTGTTACTGGTATACCAGTAACAGCAGATAGACTACTCTCTAATTTTGTTATTAATTCATCAATACCTGATACCGTAGCCGATATCCTTTCAAATATTTCCTCTTTATCAAGTAATATAGAATTTATAATATGTTTAGACATATCTATATAATTTAAACGATTTAAAACATCACTACCTTGTCCAGATTGTAGTAAATTTGGTAAATTCTCTATATGTAAAACTCCTATTATAAATTCTTCTATAATTGTTTCAATATTGATATAGGTATTTCCTATACCTTTCAATCTTTGATAATAAGATTGATATACTGAATCTCCCCAGTATTCGTTTTCTATTCTTTGACAATCGGGTAATATAGCACCATCAAATCTTAATACTCTTGTTTCATGTACATCAAAAGGCATTCCTCCACCATCAGGACTTATATTATATATTTCTGGTTCACCATATTTTTTTTCTTTTGGATCTTCGTATAATCTACTCGAATCTATACTTATTTGATGTCTATCATACACCTTTAGAAAATCTATACTTTTTATATTATTCTCATTAAGGGGATCTTCAAATTCTTGACCATCATTAATACCCATAATTATTAATGATCCACCGTAAACATCCTGCCAAGTTATAGCCTCCTTTAATTGTTTAATGAATTTTAAGTCTTTTGCTGCTTTAATTAATAAATCATCTGTATCATTAGTAACTATATATTTATTCCTTAACATATCTTCTATTTTAATATCAATAACTCTTTTACTAATACCATCATATACATATAAATTTGTTAATTCTTCCCTCTGTAAACGTATATCTTTTACAAATAAACCTCCAGTTCTTTTATCGGAGTTTTGCTTGTTTAAACCTGTGAATAGATTTGACCACCCATCCACTTTACTCATTACTTTACTTAGTTCTTTCAATAATTCAGGTTTTGATAATTTGTTTAAGTTTTTATTCATTTTATCCTACCATTTTGAAAAGTTTTTATAATTAATTTGATTTTTACCAAATTTAGTCTGTATTATATACCTCCCACCATCTTGACAATGATCATTTTCTTTTTTAGGTTTATCTTCTCCTCTATCTTGTGCTTTACTATCCCAAGTATAACCATACATTTCATTAATATAATTTTTACAACATTTACAAATAGCATAATCACCATTTTTAAGCATTGTTGATTTAGTTCTTATTCCGTCTATTACTGAATTATCAGCATCCTTTATATTAGATATACCATCACGTTTCAATTGTATTTTGAAGCTCGCTGCGCTTGGATCTATAAAAATATCATGTAGTGGAACATCTTTTTTACGGTTACTTCTTATAGTAAGTAACTTATTCATACCATATTTTGATTCTATGATTGAATCAAATGTACTGCTTACACTGGAGACAAAATTAATTAAATCTCTTGAGTACTCGGAATCAGTTTTTTGTCTTTGTTGTTTTTTAGAATCATAATAGTATTCTTTTTCCGCCCAAATAAAAGGTTTTATTCGTTTAAAACTATTACCTGTCAATATAAAAGCTGTTGGATTACCTGTTCCATAATCTATACCAATATCATAATAATCGGCTTTAGGTGGTCTTATAAGTGTACATTCCTCTTCAGTAAAGAAATCATATATAGCTCCCTCAGCAACACACCACATACCAAGAATAAATCTTTTATACCATAATCCAGTAAAATTCTTTTTTAGATTTTCTCTAACTGATTCAGGGATAAAAATATTATCATCTAAAACAAAATGAAAATCAATAAGATCAATTTCACCTTTTCTATCTAAATAATCTCTTTTAAGATAATGATTCGGATTATCTGGGTTAGTGCTACCTATAAAAATAGAATCTATTAAGGAAAGACGGGTATCCAACATTTTAAAAAAATTTTCCGGCCATAAAGTAATTTCATCACCATAAGCGAGTGATACAGTAGCTCCTCTTATTTTCCCTTCTGATCGTTCATCATTAGCACCTATAGTATGAATTGTCCTACCCCATATATGACATTCACGTTTCCCGGATTTATGAACAAAATCAGATCCTAACATTGATTCTAATGGGGTAATTATATTTCTCTTGAGTGCATCAAGAGTTTTACCGATCAAAAATATCTCACCATCTTTACTCGCTAATGGTGCTAATTTAATGAATTTTATGAGGGTAGCATATGTTTTAGAAGCTCTTACAGAACCATGCCAAATATTTATTCTTGCAGTTGAACGAAGTATTGACCATATTTGTTTATTAGATAATCTCATATAATATAATATAATATAAAAAAGCTCCTTAAGTTATATAAACCTTAAGGAGCTACCACACATAAGAAGATCTAAGAGACTATTTTTGTTTAATTTTTTCTATAAATTTGCTTTCTCTGATCTTGTCATATCTGATTTCATTACATGTAAAATAGTAGAATCTGTAGAATATGAGTAATCGCTACTATAATCTTTCTTATAATCATCTGCTGAAATTATAGTTTCAGCTCTTAACATCTCAGTTAATAATAATACAAATAAAGCAGTAATTATGATAACTAACAATCTTGTTCTTATATTTTCTTTCATTTTACTCCTACCTTTCTATATTTTGAACGTTAATATAAACTAACTCTTTCTTATCAAACGACTGAATTACTGTTTTATAAAACTTTTCATATGCTACTGCACTATCATTTATAGAATATCCGTTAGAATTTGATATTATGCCTGTTAATACACAACCTTCTGTATCAGTAATAGTATTACCTATGTGAATTAGTATATATTTAAAATTAGGTATATTTCGAATCCAAAGCATACCTTTATGAAAATCAAATTTTTTCTTATATCTATTATGGAATCCTCCCCATGTTCTAAGAGTAATTTGATATATTCCTGTAGGAATTCTTCTTTGATAAATACCGTTTTCTAAACTATAAACAGAAAATTGACCATTTATCATAAGCATCCCTAAGGTACCATTCATTCGATTTTTATATCTTAATAAGTCTATAATCATAATAACCTCTTTTCAGTTTATTTTACCCTCTTCTCTTACTTTCTTTAATGATTTAGCGAGTCTTTTGACTCCCCACAGAGCTTCAGGAGAGAATCTTTTAAAAAAAGGATCATTGGGTTTTTGTATATATATTTCTGCAACTATAACCATTTTTTGTTTTAAAATAACGTCATTCATTAATAATCCCATTTCATATTATTTTATAAAATTTTTACCTAATTGTCAACATAAAAATTTAAAGTTTGTGAATTGATTTTATATATTGATCAAACATATGATCTTTAATTCTTAAATGTGGTAATCTATGCCAAAACTTTTTTGGTAATACTAATTCTTTTCCAACATGTACGAGACCTGCCATCTTATATAATCTGGAAGTAGCTACAAGGTCATAACCATTTACTATTCTTAGGAGGTTAATATTACCGTATTTATGATAATTATATTTAAATTCAGCATCTCCTACTGGAGGAGAACCGAATAGAATACCGTTATATGTGAGACTTTTCCATAAACATTTTGCAAGAGACTTTAATAAAATTATTCCTATTGCTGCTCCTCTTGAATATCCAATTACATTGAACGATTTAATACCATAGATTTTATCACGTGTTTTGTGAAAAACCATACTAATATATTCGAATATTTTTCCCTCTAATCTATCACAACTATTCTGAAAACCATCATGAACACCATCATCATTATAATCAAAATAATGAAGGTTTCCTCTTTTACCAAAAAAATCTTTAGGTGAATCAGATCCTTTAATAACAATAGTAATACTTGAGCACAATTTATTATAAAAACACATACAATAATCATCTTTGGTTCTTATTATAAAACCTATATTCAATTCATCATTTACATAACTTTGATATGTAGAAGCTTCTAAAATCCTTTGTTTATCCATTTACTAATTACCTCCCAATAAAAACCAGATACGAACATAAATTAAAATAGTAAATACTATTCTCATTGTCAATTCTGGGTTAGTATTTTCATATTCATATGTATTTAAAAGTTTATTATAGTCTTTTTTCATTCTTATATTTACCTTTCTTACCGATCATATAATGATTTAAATAATATATAAGATATC